ATGTTGGGCATCGTTCAACTCCTGGGTGTGTTGGAGGTCGTTGGCGTTGAGCTGTTGCTCCAGAGCCAGACGTTGGTTTTGAACCACCAGCCTTTGCTGGTTCAGCGCCTGAGCATGGGAGTGAGCTTGCCGCTCAAGCTGCGCGCCATATCGCCAAGCCTGGACCTGCCATACAAATGCCATGAGCAGGCACACGCCGATCAAACGCAACGCACTTAGGAGGTGCATAACACCGCCTTGGCCCGCGCCCACAAGCGCAAACGCTCGTCCAGGCCATTGAGACCGCCGTTGATACGCCGAGTGATGGCAGTAAATTGATCGCTGTCGGCCAGTTCATTCAAACCGTTGCTCTGCCAAAACCAGGCTGCCGATTCGCAAGCCCATTGCGGTTGCTCCAGCAATTGCGGCTGCAGAAGCAGGCGATCATCGCCGAACAGCGCTCGGCTGCAGACCAGGTAGTTACGACGCCCCGTGATCTGAATAAGCCCCCTGCCCCGATATTTCTGGCCGTCGCCATCCGCCTCGGGCGTGTTGCCCAACCGGGCGGCCAGGGTACCGGTGTCGTATTTGCTCAGGTACTGATCGCTGCCCAGTTCTCGCACATAGAGCAACTGAGCAGATTCGTGGCCGATTTGGGCGAGGAATGCGGCAGTGCGTTCAGGTGTGGTGATTTGGTGATGGGACATCGCCGTGTTTAACGCCGAAATGAAAACTCCCGCTTTAAGGCGGGAGTTTGGTAAGATTTTAACCAGCTGTTGCTCAGATAGAACCATGCATCCCTCCTTCTTGAGCTCGAGCTTTCAGTGATACACGAACTCAAGCTCCCTCTTCTGCCTGCGCCTAAGACGCCAATCCACTGGCCATGATCGAACTGCGATACCCCGTCGCCGGGTCGCCAACGTGGGTCACTTGGGTAATCGACCAGCGCCCCTGCATGTACGAAGGCCAGGTCTCATCCAGCACCAGCAAGCCTTCGGCAGCGAGCAACGGGTTACCTGGGCAATCGATCTGCAGCTTCAAGCCCTCACGGCCCACCCGACGCAGTTCGCCTTCGGCCACGGCGCGGGCTTCGGCTTCGTTCTGGCAGCGCTGACGCAAGGTCTTGAACGGGGCAACCCCGACCTGGACCACGCGCTGTTTGCCGGCGGCGGCGTCCCACCAACTGACGCGGCTGCCCATGTATTTGGAGCGGGCTTTTTCATCGAGCTTGGCGGTAATGAAGGCGTGCTCACCGGGCCGGTTGTCCTCGGTCACCGATAATGTCACTGGCGGCAATAGCTGACCGGAGAGTGACTTGGCCTGCCCCGCTTCGGCCAGTACATAGAGTTCATTGAACGGCTTGGTGACCGCGTTGTAGCGCTTGGCCAGGCGAGTGATGAAGGCCATGTCGCTTTCATTGGACTGGTCGATGTGCGCAATCGCAATGCCGTCCAGCGTCGGTGCAACTCGCGGTGAAAAACCATGGCGGCTGACCAGTTGCCGAAACAATGCCCCCAATGTCGTCGGCCCATGGCTGGCGGAGCGGCGCTGGCGGTACCCGCTCTTATCCACCTCACTGAAGGGCGCTGCCGTGGCCACGATCATCAGGCGCATCGGAAACAGCACCGGGGTGCGTTGGGTGACGACAAACTCGCCTTTTTCCACCAAGCCGGTTTCCTGGTAACCGACGCGCAGGCCGATCTTGCCACTCAGGCTGGGCAACCCCTCCAACCCTTCGATATTGAGGGTCAGTTCCAGGCGGTCAGTCTGGATACCGCCAGCGTCGGTGTGGCTCCAGTGCATCAGGCGTTGATTGAGCAGCGCCGCGTTGGCGCCGTAGAACTCTACGATCGGAGTAAATCCCTGTGCCATGCAGCCTCCTTAATCCCACGCCAGCACGGGACGCACGGCCGCCGGCCTGGCTTGCATCTCAGGCACGATCACCCATACGCCGGCCGGCAATACCGGACCGTATTCAGCCAGTTCGGGGTTCAAGCGCCAGAGGGTTTCTTCCGCCGCGTCGTCGCAACGCCCCAGCTCGCGATAGAGCAACAGGTTGACCGAATCACCGGCGATACTTCGCACTCTACGCATTGACGAATTCCTCCAGTTCCAGGGTCCAGCTCATGACCATGGCGGTGCCGTCATCGATCACGTTGCTTTGGGTTTCCACCACCGAATTGATCCGCCACAGGCCCCAGTTACGACCGATGCCATCGACCAGCGGCAGAGGCGCACGCGCATTTTGCAGTGCGCGCAATTCGTCCAGGCGCTGCATGCCGACGGCGTACATGGCCGTGCCGCTGAACGTGAGCTTTTCCAGCTTCTGGCCGTTCTGCCGCGACTGGGGTTTGCTGGCAATAATCGCCAGGTCACTCCAGCCGCCGTCGCTGTTGCGGATCAACGACGAATAGGCAAAACCTCGGGACAAGCCAAAGATAAAGTCGCCGAGTACCATTTGTTGTCGCATCAATCACCTCCTGAAGGATCGGTCAGTGCCGCGTTACGCCGGATGCCAAGGGAATCGGTGACCAGGGGCATGCATTGAAATTGCAGGGCCTGGATCACCTGGTTGACGACCTGCTGGGCATCGGCAGGGTTGACGCCGGTGATCTGGATACTCGGTGAGATCGTGACCTGAACGTTGTCGGTGCGGGCACTGTTGAGCTCCTTGCTCAGTGCATTGGGCGCGGGCAGGCGATCATTCGAGCTGAACAGTTTGTCACCGAGCCAACTGCCTGCTTCGCTGCCCAGCAAGCCACCGATGGCGCCGCCGACTGCGGTGCCGATACCAGGGAAAATCAACGTGCCGAGAGCGGCGCCGGCGGATGCTCCGGCCCAGGCGCCACCGGCGGTGTTGAGACCGGTACCGACAGCCTTGGCGTCGCCAGTGCGTACGCCCTGAATCACATCAAACGCCGTGTCGGCGTACCTCATCGGGCCAAGGCGGCGAGCACCCGCCAGCCCCAGTTTGCTCACTGCTCCCGAAGGAATGGCAGGCATCTTCAGCGGGCCCGGCAGAGGTTCACGACTGAAGTTGCGAGCCTGTGGCGCGGTCGCTACCCGACCTTCGGAAGGCATGGGGATGAGCTTGCGCTCTAAGGCTTCGATCAGCCCTGGACCTCTGCTCGCTGGCGACTGGCCCGCAGTTCCACTCTTGCTTCGACGGTTCGCCACGGCCACACGAGGTTGCAACCGTCGAGCCGGACCATCGGCATCGAAACCTAAAAATGGTGCAGGCAACGATGCCTTTGCATCACGTTCGAGGCTGTTTAGGATCCGCGCAAACACACCGCCGTTCTTGCGGGCGGGTGATCGTTTGGTCGAGGCAGTCTTCGGTGCAACCAGTTGTTTCTTCGGCCTGTTCTGAGTGTGTTGAGACCCCTGCTTTTTTTGCGACCTCGGCTGACGATGGCTCTTTTTCCCGCGAGAACCTGGCGAGCGCGAACGGCGGCTTTCGATGGGGTGTTGAGTTGCCGTTGCACAGCAGCACGACTTATCTTTCTCAGCACCGCCCTCCTTGAACAGCTTGCCAACACCCGGAAGCTTACCCAGCGTCGCATCGACCACGTTGCCTGCAACGCGGTTTTTTATCGTTTCTCCCAAACCGGAGAAAAACTCGGAAAACACCGGCGTAACAGCGCCCGCCGTTTTAACCGCGCCCGCCAGAGCCGGCGACTCTGCAGCAGCGCCATTGACACTATCCACCAGGCCCGTTTTGGCTTTCAGCCAAAGTGCTTCGCCCCAGACCGGCGTGGCCTCCAGGGTCGTAGAGAAACGCTTGCCGCTTTCGCTGGACTCCTCGCGCAGCGCCTTGATCGACTTTTCCGAAGTCGCCGTTTTGTCAAACTTCAACTGGCTGCCTGAATGCTGCAGCGCACTTGCCAGGTCGATTATCTGTGCGCTGCCCAGCGTCATGGCCTCGCGGGTATGGCGCAAATCCTCTGAGGTGGTCGAAACGGATTCAGCCACCGTCTTCGATTCTGTTCGCCCATCCATGTTGGACGAACGCACAGCAATCGCCCTGAGCGACGACAAGGCGGTGTCGAGAGAATCCACACCCTCACGCAATGAGCCGAGCGACAGAGCCAGCTCATCGAGTTTCAGCGTCGCGTCAGTGAGGGAGGCAACTGTCCCGGACAAGTCAGCCAGACCTGTTGATGGGGTTGAGCTGCCAACCGACAAAGCGCCAAGGCTGACGATATCGGCGTCATGTGCGCCGTCTGTAGTGCCGAACGCATCCCGGCCATTCTTGGCCATGGCATATGCGAGCGAATACTTGTCCTGCATTCCGCTTACTCCTGTTTAACGCCAAGGCGAGTGATCGCAATGTCGTAGCGGCGCAATGCTTTTCCGGCGTCCCAGTCGAGGATCTCTGCCTCATTGACCGAGTAGATCAGCGGCACCACATCGAGGATTACGTCGATGTCGCGCTGCGAAAGAAGTCCGCCGGTTGATTTAAAAAATCGTCGATGCGCTCCTGCAGTTCCGTCCAGTCGGGCACGGTCAAACCAGCCAGGTCAGGGATCATCAGCCCGGTGCAATGGGCGGTGATGAACTCGGCGCGCTCTTTATTGGTGGCAAGCTTTTTCATCACTTTGGTGGCGCGCAGGGCGGGCATTTCCAGGGGCAGTTCGGTCAGGGTTCGGCCGGCTGCGTCCAGGGGCAATAGCAACGGGACGGGTTGGTCGTGGGGTGTCGCATCCTGTGCGTCCAGGAAGAACGACGCAGGGCGCGTCGACATCTCATGTACGTACTGGGCGATGCTCACGTAGTCCGGGCGCTTGAGCTGGTCGAGCTCTTTTTCCGACAGGCCGGTGGCGAGTTTCGCCAGTTCGAAAAACTGATCGTCCTCGTCATCACCGGCCCGGGCCAGCGCGTCTTTTTGCGCGGCGTAGAACAACGGTTTGAGTTGAACCTGCTGGATCGTCGCGCCGGTATCGGCGGTGATCGGGGCCAGCAGGATATGCAACGGTGGCATCCAGGCCATGGGGCAATTCCTTGTTGAACGGTATTGAAAAGTACCGAAAATCCAGATCTGAACGCGGTCCCTGTGGGAGCAGGCTTGCCTGCGATAGCATCAACTCGGTGCTCCAGACACACCGAGTCGCCTGCATCGCGGGCAAGCCCGACTCCCACATTGACCGTGCCTGCCTTAGATTGCAGTCATTTTTTAAGGCATCAGTACGGCGCGGCGCGCATCGCCAAGAATGTCGACGCCGTTGAGCACGAACTTCTGGGTGCGCACGTCGATGTCGATCACCGAAATGCCATTTTCCAGACGGTTGTAGGTACGGCAGGACAGTTCCAGCGTGGTGAGCGCCTTGTCGCCCATCTTCAGCTTCGCTTCATCCAGGGATTTGAGCTTGCCGCCGACGGTGTGGTAGGTGAAGTAGGTCTTGCCGTCCTGGTCCTGGCCGGCTTCCCGCACGTTCAGCAGGATGTCGTCACCCATGCGCACGCCCAGGGCCAGCATGATTTCCGGGCCGGCACCTTGGAGGACCAGGGTGGCATTGAGCACCTTGCCGCTCTTGGCCATTTCTTCGGCGATGAAGCGCCCGCCGGACATGGCTTCCATGTCGAACTCGATCTTCGGCGGGGTGAACTCTTCCACGGTTGCGGACAACGGCAGGCCTTGAAGGGTGGCCGCAATGGCCTGTCTGACTCGGTTGGTAAACATTAGAGAACGTCCTCCAGGAACTGCTCGATGATTTCATCGCGTGCGTTGAGTTGATAAACCATGTGTTCGTTCGGCGCGTAGCGGCCATAGTCGATAACGATGAACCAAGTGCCGTTCTTGTACTTCTCGACGCTGTTCAGTTCCGGGTGCAGGTATACGCTGCCGCCGGGGATGGTTTCGTCGGCCACCAGGGTTTGCAGCCAGTCGTTGATGCGCTTGACCTCCTGGTCCATGAAGGACTTGGTGAGGTTCTTGGCCATGGCTTTCTGGCCGGCCTTGACCAGCTTGCGGCTGATGGCATCTTCCAGGCCGACGTAGCTGATGAACTTGCCGGTGATGGAGCGGTTACCCAGCAGCGAGAAACCGCCGAGAACAGTGCGAGCGTAGTAGCTCACGCCATAGCGGTTGAGCAGGTCGCCTTCGGTGGAGGTGTCGAGGATGTTGTACTCGACGACGCGTGAAACGTCCTCGGCGAAGGTCACCTGGTTGCCTGGGCTTTCCCACTGCTTGACCTTGGCCAATGCGGCGATGGCCAACGAGGATGGCGACAGGAACACGTTTTTCTTCGCGGCCTTGGAGTACACCGACGGCATGTTGTGCACCAGCAGGCAGCGGTCGAAGCCCAGATCGGCACCGCCCAGCTCACCGCTGTAGGCAACCTGGTCTGCAACGGAAGCGTCCTTGCCATCCAGCACCACACGCGCCTTGATGCGCTTGCCGAAGGAGGCGAACTCACCGGCCACGGCCTTAGTGCTGGTAAAGCCTGGGGCGCCGATGATGGTCAGGTCTTCCGGGACGCTGCTCAGGGCCGCCAGGCCCAGCTTGCGGCCGGTGACCGGGTCGTTGCCGCCGATCACATTGTTGATCGTATCGGCCGGGGTGGCGCCTTCTTCAACGATGACCACATAGACCGGCACCTTGACCACTTTGAGGATCTGGTACACGGCCTGGAACAAGGTGCCCGACTCGGTGCCGGTAGGGTCCAGCAACGCCTGGGTGGTGAAGCTGTTGATACGGAACGGCGCGTTTTTCGGGATCGATGCGTGGGCATTCGGCGCAGTGCCAACCAGGCCGATCACGTTATCGCCAAGGCCACCCATGGCCTCGGGGATTCAGTGGCATTCACAGTGATGCCGTTGTGCTCGAAGTTCAGGACTTCTGCCATGGTTATTCAGCCTTCTTGGGGGTGGAATTGAGGACGCTGGTCAGTTCCAGACGGCCAGCGGTGCGTAGGGCGGATGCTTCGACGTCGAGCAGTTCCAGTTCCTCGCCGGCGGTGGACCAATGGCCGTTGCCGATGGGGAATGGGATGAGGACGGTGTAGGTTTGGCGGGTGGGCATGGGTGGAAATCTCCGGGTGGAAAATGCCAAAGCCCCTGCGGGGAGGGGCTTTAGGGAGGCGAAAAAAAACCGCTTTCGCGGTGGGGGTTACTTATCTTCTGGCAAGGGGAAGCGCGCCTTGATTTCGGCTACTTTGGCTCGCCATTCTTTTTCCTTTTCAGCCGTACCGTCGAATTGCCATTCGAGGTACATCGGGTCAGCTTCGCTGACGTAGGCAGAGCGGCGCGCAGCAATGGTGCTAGCGAGCGCAGCAGCGGAAATGGCGTTCTCGATCAGAATCCGGGCGGCCTCATCACTAAAACCCAAACCTTTAAGGGTCTGCGCATTGGCGGGTACGTTAATCAACGAGTCACCCGCAGGGGTAACCAATTTTTCGATAAACAAATTCATATGTCCGGTCCTTAAACCTTCGCGGTATAGCGAAGATCGTTATCGTGGGAATAGGCCAGGCGTTTCTCTTCAAGGGTCTTCCCGAGTGCGGCATCAGCCTGAGCCAAGGTATAAGGTTTCACTGCCCAACGAACTTCCCAATCGGCATTAACATCATCCTTCATGATCACCTCAGTGTCTAACTTGCTGTAATTCACAGGATAATCAAACGTTTTCGTAATGGTGTAACTCAGGCCACCCCTCAGGTACATTCCAGAAAACTGAGGCGCATTCGTTAGTTGACCAGCGACCAACCCCAAGTACATGGGCTTGAGCCCAGTAACGGCACGAGCAGTACAAATCATACCAAACGAAACACCTCGCACCGTTTCACGGTAGGTTTGGGATACACGCTTGATAGCCAAGAAGTTAGCATCACCGTTCCATAGGAATCCGACACCCTCGAGTTGCAAGTTCAAGCCAGCGATATGGTAAATACCTTCGCCAAAGGGTGCCTTTTCGCTATCTCGGGAAAATATACGAGAGATAGTGATTTCGGTTTCACCCGCATCGTTCCCGGGCATGGTCCACCACACCGGATAAAGTACATCTGTAGATAAACCAGTAAGGTCAATATCCTGCCTGTAGAGAGCACGGCCATTAATATCTTTGGCCTGCACACTATTACGCCACGCCGTGAACTGACTCGACGCCGCGTCTACTCGCGCATCAATTTTACCAATTTGGTTAGTAACCGTTTCCGTCAGTTTATTACAAGCATCCACAACTTTAGTGATAGTCGCTTCAATCCCCATCATCAACTCCCTGTCAATTAGTCTTTCCAGCACTTTTGTAAGTGTTATTACTTCGCTTCGAGATGCATAACCCTAAACATCAGATCCAAGTGGCGAGACATATTACCAACCGAAGCCGCTGCCATAATCGCGATCTCTTCAGCCAACAACACATTCAGATTTTCATTTCCCACCACAATCGTCACGCTATCCGCCGGCAACGGCGAAACATCCAGCGTAAACTTCTGCAACACCCGCGCCGCCGCCGCTTTATACGTCAGCAACTTGCCCGCCACGGAATACACCGCCAGCAAGGTCCCACTGGCGAGGTAAAAACCGAACTCACCGATCTCATACTCACCGTCGCCATCAAATAGCGCGGCCATCCTGAGTTGGCGCTCGCCCAGGTCTTCGTAATCAACGATGGCCACCCGTTGGCGCTCGTCACGCAAGGCGACTTCGCTGCCGTCGGGGTTGTAGCGGCCAGTGCCGGCGCCGATGTGGGTGATTTCGCCTTTCAGGCCCTGGTTCTTTGCCTGCAGCACTTCATCCAAACCTTTGGAGGTGAAGCGCACCAGGCGCGTGATTTCATCTGTCATGGCTGCGCCCTTAGGTCGTAGTCGTTAATGGTGTAGTGCTGGGCAACCCCGGCACTGTTGAGCCGAGCCACCAGCGCCAATTCCGGTAACGCGCCGTTCAGATAGAACTCGCCGTCGCTTAAAGGCGCGTCGAGCACTTGCGTGAGCGCGAGCTGGCCTTCGGTCTCATGCACGATGGTAATCGTCGCCTGATCGCGCTCACTTTTCGCCGCATTGATACGCCGGATCAGCCGGTTGTGATCGCCGCTGGACCAACTGCGCCCGATTATCGCCTGTACGTCGAAGGTGTAAGGCACACCCAAGGGGCGCTGCTGATACCAGGCACTGATGTTGGGGGTAAAACCCAATGACTCCACCGCATGACTCAGAGCCTTGGGCGTACCGGCCTGGCGTTGGATCTGCCAGGACAAGGCCACGGTCAGGCGTTTTTCCGCCTCACTGGCATCGGCATCCCATTCGCTGACACCGCGGTCGGCGGCCAGGTAAGGGAGGAATTCGCTTGGGGTTTGAAGTGGATTCATCAGCGCCGGAAACGGTGGCGTGACACGTTCAAGCAATGTGCCGAAGCCCAGGTCCAAGGCCTTTTCCAGCGGTGAACTGTTGGCCGGCAACAAACTCGCGTTGGGCTGACTCATAGCGTGCGCACCTCCACCTCGACGCCCATGCAATACGGGGCCTGGAACGCGGTGCTGATAATCGGCGCGAGCGGTTCAAGGATTTGCAGTTGCGCAGCGCCAGCGCTGTGGATGGCGTAGTCGATCCAACTGGGGTCGACCCGACCTTCCAGGCGATGGCAGGACTCTGCGTAGTCTTGCAGCAATTTCTGCGCCGCCACTTGGGTCAGCCCCGAGTCCGGGCCGGCATTGATCTTGGCCACCACGCGAATTTTATAAGGTTGAATCTGTGCACCTTGGACAGTGACAAGATCGGTTTCCGGCCTTACATCCGGCCGTGCGAAATGTCGACGTACACCGTCAAGCAAGTCGGCAGATGGCGTACCGTCGCCTTCCCTGGAAAGTACGGTAACCATGACTTCGCCCGGTGCGGTGCGCCGAGCGTTGCCGTCCTTGACCTGGGCCGCATAACCATCCGGATCGAAGGTGTAGGTGACGCTCACCACTCCCGGCGTCGCGCTCTGCACTTTCACCGCAGGCCGCTCGCCAAGGGTGAACACTTCACGGCGATACTGCATCCGCGAGCCGGCCGCCGGGGCATGGGGCGCCAGGTAGTAACGCAGGCGGGCGTCGTCGTCGCTTTCCAGCGTGGGCGGCACGGGCGGGAAAGCCGCCGGGTCGCCAGGGTCGAGCACTTGGCGCTCCAGGCCCATATCGGCCAGGCGCGCATCCAGGTTGCTGCCGGTGGCCCACCACGCGAGCATCTGCTTGATACGGGCGTTGTATTTGCGCTCATGGGTTTGCAGGCGCACGCAAAACGCTTCCAGGGCCAGGGTCAGCAGTTCGCTTTCATTGTCGAGGCTGACCTTGAGTTTGGCCGCGCTTTGCGGAGCTCGGCTGGCAACGTAGTCGATGACGAACGCCTTGAACTCGGCCAGCAACGGTTCGAACTCATCCACCTTGATGATGGCCGGTTCCGCCAGTTGGTTCTGGCCGGGGATCAGCATGCTCATGTCACGACCTCGAAGGATTGTTGGCGGTTTTTCCAGGTGCCGGCAAACCGCAGCAGCAGGCCGGCGCCTTGGCGGGTAGCGACGATGACCTGGGGGTCAAAGTCGTCGATACCGTTGTGGGTGTTGTAGAACGCCTGGGCGGCGTGGCTTTGGGCGAGGATCAGCAGGTCGTCGCCGAGGTTTTGCCCGAGCAACTGCGGGATCAGCGAACCGTACAACGGACGCTTTTGCCGAGTGCCCACGGGGGTGGTCAGCGCTCGGGTGGCGCGCTGCACAAATTGCAGCCAGTCATCGACGGCTGCCCCGGTGTTCCTCTCGATTCCGAGCATGGGGTGTCCTTATCGGGGGCTGATGAGTCGTCCTTGATGGTCCACCAGCGGGCCGCTGAAATGCGCGCCGCCGGCATCCAGCACCAGGCTGGTGCCGCCGACCTGCAGGGTAATGCCCTGGGCGTTGAGGGTCAGGCGGGTGGCACCGAGCTTGACGTCGACCTGTTCGCGCGAACCGCTGAAGGTGGTGGGGCCATTGACCCAGTTGAAGGTATGACTGGCATCGTCGTAGTCGCTTTGGGTGCCGTCTTGGTGGCGACGCCGGGTCAGTGTCGCAACGCTGGAGACCGGCGGAAAGCGATCACTGTTAAGGCCGAACAGGGCTACGGATTGCACGCCGCCCTCCCCGCCGCCGTAATTGAGCAGCAGGCATTGTTCACCCACCGTGGGGATGCGGGTTTCAGTTTGCGCACCGGCACTGGGGTTGAAAAAGCGGATCGCTGGAGTGAGCAAGTCGCCGTGGCTAACCTTGCAGGTATTGCTGGCGGCGTCGACCTGCTGGCAAACGCCAATCCGGCAGAAGCTTTCAGCGCGTCGGTAGAGGTCTTCGAGCTGAGTCTCCATTTGCGCCAGGCGTTCGATGATCGGTCCCAATTGCATGCGTAACAGCGCATCGAACATGGGCTACTCCCCCAGTGGCCTGTATTGATCCGGGTCGTCAATGTTCGAGACATCCCAGGTGCAGGCGAACAGCGGCCGGCCGGCAGGGTCTTCAAGCAATGGCGGGCCAAGGTAGAGGGTCTGGATAAAGGACACGGTCCAGGTGTCGTAGTCAATTGACACATCGCTCTGTGCACCAGGCGCGGCGACGATGCCGGCCGGTAGATCACACTGCTCCGGGGGCAAACCCCAGCGGTTATCCAGGACCAGGTCCATCAGTTGGCTCGCCAGGTCGCAGGCCTCGAAAGGCGCACCTTGGATGACCATGGCCTTGAGCGAAATCGACAACGCGTGGGCTTTACGCCCCTCCAGCGAGCGGATACCAGGACCGTTACGTTCCACAGTAATCAGCACGCCTGTTTTATCTTTTGTGATTTGAAAATCCTGGTGATTGCCTACACGTAATTGGGGAAAAGCGCTTTTGAGCACCTCGCCAATGGCAATGGGAAGCTGGGAAGGTTTTTCAATAAATGTCATCTGTCGCGTCCTTGCAGGTTATTGCTGATCCGTGCGGAAAGACGGGGCGTTGTTTACAGCAACTGGCCTGGTTACCCGTCATGGGCATTTTTTTCAGGCAAGCCGGGGTGCCCCGCACGGCGGCGGGGACTTCCTGCTAGTGGCAAACAGGCCTAGAACGTCCAGCTCCATGCTGGAAAGGTAGGCAGAGGGCCGGTCCCGTGATCCGGGTAGAAAACGTGAGGCGTAGGCGCCGCAGTTGGCGTAAAGCCAAAACGAGCCCACATCGGCACGCCATCGATCAAGACAATGTTGCCGTCATCCTGCAATTGCAGGTAGGTACGATCTGGTCGGCCACTCTGTTCTTTCACTGGAATCCAGCTGGTCAGGGCGATCCATGTGCGGCTATGCACGTGATCAACGAGAAAAGCCCCACCTTGCATGTAGAAACAATTGGCCAAATCCGAATTCGGACGATCATCCACATAGGTATAGGGCACAGTGCTATCTGCTACCCAGATCTTTACGCCGTTGTCGTAAAGCACCAGGTTTGCGTCGGCCTCCAAGATCAGCTTGTACTGCTTGCTCGGAGACTCGAGATACTGTCCAACAAGCATGAAGTTGCGGGGAGGTAGCACCGAGCTGCCGTTTTGGGTAAACGGAATAATATGAAATCCACTACTGGACATGTTGATCACCTTTTTGGTCGGTTTGTTGCGGAGAATTCCGCTTCACGTCGCTCGAAGGCGATTGCCCGAGGCTCGTAGCCTTCACATGATTCAACGTCCCACACCGGGGACACTTGATCTGGAGCTCGTTACACCTGCCTGCTCGGGCAAGTAATTTATTGCAACTGCCGCATCTGAATTCTTTGAGCATGTAGGGACTCCTTTCGCGAATTTATGACCCAGGCGCACATGGTCTGGGCTTGTCATTCATCGCGGCGAATACCCGGTCATCGCACCGATCACTGCTGATCCGGGCGTGTGGTAGGAGGGTCATTGACCCCAATACGCCTGGCGGCCCACCGCTCGTAAAGGCCGATGGCCACGTCTGCACCGGCCATGGCGGTCAGACAACCAATGGCGCCGGCGGTCCAGATAGACATGCCGGCGGCGTAGCACAGCATCAGCGCCGAAACCCCGCAAACCATGCAGGCCCCGGAGCGCAGCGCCAGACGGCGGATCAACGACCAACCACGGGCGCCTTCTTTGTCGGCGCGCCACATTTCTCCCGACACCCCACCGATCACGGCCAATACGATCACCAGCCAGATGGGCATTTCCGCTAACGCTTGCTGTTCATTTGTCATGTCACGCCTCCTGGCTGAGCAATTAATAATCCATATTTCATTTACACATGCTTCGATAGGTAGGCATTCCAAAAAGCCCGGTTGCCCGGGCTTTTCAGTAATGCTGTCCTCGGACTTTCGGCGCTACTGGCGCGGTACGGTCCTTTCCTCAATGTTTTTCCGACCACGATCCCTGTCTGCCGGATAACTGCTTCTGGTGCTTTACGCTGCACACCCGGGTCAGTTGCCAACCCTCTGAACCATCAAGGCCGGTTCATCGCTGCCTGTTTTTGAAGCGTTGAAACTAAAGAGCGTCGGCATCCTTGCCGGTGTTGCCTGGCATCCCTGCCATCGCTTCGATGGCGTCCTTGCCGATGTTGCGTGCCTTCCTTGTCTTCCTTGGCAGCATCCTTGCCGCCTCCACCAGGCCTTGTTGGCTGGCTTGAGGTGAAGAATATGCATGTATGCATATACAGTCAATGCATAAATGCATTTATTTTTGTCGTGAAAATGCACTTGTGCATTCAAAGCCTTACTCGAATGGGGTTTGCCGGTTTTCTGCGGGCGAAAAAAACCCGCTCATGGGCGGGTTTCGTCTTACGCGAGGAGGTTAACGGGCGTACATGCCCCACCAGAAAACATGACCCAGGATGCTGATCTGCTCATCCTGGATATCCTGAAAGCTGTAGTCCTCATCCGGATGCTCATCGCGGTTGAAACTGCGCAGGCGGATTCCAGAAGGCAGGCGATAGAGCTGTTTAACCCGCAGCTGGCCGTTGTGATTGATGGCATACAGATCACCATCGACGATATCGCCGATGCCGCTCTTGCCGGCATTCACCCCAACCGTGGCGCCGTCGCGCAGTACCGGCAACATGCTGTTGCCGCGCACTGTGACGCACTTGGCCTGGTCGAACTGCACGCCGTTATGTCGCAGGCTGCGCTTGCCGAACCGCAGGCTGGCCTTCTCGCTTTCCTCGATGACGAATCTTCCTGATCCAGCAGCCAATTCAACCTCGCGCAGAAAGGGGATCGACACCTCGTCATCATTGACGGGAGTGTCGTCGTCCCACAGGCTTATGTCCTTGAGTTCCGAATGCATCGGGTCGCGCCCGTCATCGCGCAATGCCCCCACCGCAGGGCGCCCGCGCAGTTGGTCGGTGCTGACACGAAAGTACTCGGCGATGCGCGAGATGTGTTTGTCCGACGGATCAACGATCTTGCCGCTGAGGATCCGGGACAGGGTGGATTGGGGCACGCCGGTACGCCGGTGAAGCTCCGTGGGGGAGATCCGGTCGCGGTCCAGCAGCTCTCTTAAGACGATAGAAACGTTGCGTTTTTGCATAACGCGGATAGTGACGGGAGTTCTTAAGGTTGGCAAATGCTAATTTGCATATTTATGCATTAAACAGACAATTCTGTTTGCCTCGAAACAAAATACTGTATATGCAAACAGCTAATTACCCACTATTCTTGCGGGCGGTCTGATGTTGAGATGCCACGGAGGTCAGCGTCCCTTGCTTATCGACAATCCAGGGGCTATGTATAAAACTCGTCAATCACCTAGCCAGCAACGACGGAGGTGCTCATGGCTTATTCAGCGCTAGCTGTTGCTAACGCCTTCATTGAACGCGCGAAGGAAGGCAAGGTTTCGGGCCTGACCCCGATGAAGCTGCAGAAGCTGCTGTTCTATACGCAGTCCTGGCATTTGCGCGAACGGGACCAGCCCCTTATGGATGACCACTTCGCCCGCTGGCAATACGGCCCAGTCATTCCGTCGCTTTACCATGAGTTGAAATCCTACGGTAATCGCCCGGTGACATCGCTGCTCAGCAACCTGAAGCCCGACGCCGAAGACATTGTCTTCGTTACACCGAGGGTTCCCGAGAGCGACACCTACACTCATCGTCTGATTGACCGGATCATTAACAAATACGGCAAATGGTCCGGCACCCAACTGTCCAACCTTTCCCACGAGGACGGCACAGCCTGGGCCCTCAAGGGCGCCGACGGTTCGGCCATTGACTGGGAAGACATGGCAGCACTCATTCACCCAAAGAGCCGCATCCGTGAGTGAAGAACTCGACAACCTGGAACTCACCCTGCCCCCCGTGGCAGGGCCTGACCAGGACACCCAAGCCGGTGGCGAGCAAGCCATAGGCACCGACGATGAAAGAAGCCAGAATCTCAAAGACCAGAAGGCCGAACGGCAACTGCGTAAGAAGTATGCGGGGCGTGCATTTTGGTTTGCTGCCTGTGGTGTGATCTTCTGGGCAGTCCTGCTCGTGTGGAATGGGTGGTCGACGTATTACTCAGGTAAAGCGCCGTTTTCGGACAATGTATTGATTGCCATCACTACGGCGACTTCAATCAATTTGTTTGCGGCGTTCCTTGGGGTGATCAGAGGGTTGTTTCCGGCCAGTGGGCGTAAATCCAAATAATCTGTTCCTTCCCCGATACAACCATCTACTCTTGACCAGCTTGCGTTGGGCTGCGCAGCCATCCCAATTTAATAAGGATTAGATATGCTGCGCAAAAGTCAGATCATCACCATCCCTGCACTGCTCGGAACGATATTTTTACTCACTGGTTGTCCACCGCCAGCCGAATTCACACAGTGGCAGCGCACGTCCACAACAGTCGATGGCGTAAAGGCTGCGATGGCGGAATGTGGCGACCCTGTAGGCGGTTCACTGACTCGCTACCCCATAAACGAAGAAGTGATCCATTTTCAGTGTATGCAGCGCCTCGGTTTTACCCGTAAAGACGATTTCAAATTCTGTGAAGTCATGAAGGACGTTCCGGCCTGTGTAGAAGAAAGAACAGGTCGTCCACTGAGTCTGTCCGAGCTTGAAGCCCTGCCGTTTGGCGATGATGAAGGTTTTTATCCAATAAAAGCTGACTCTGGCCGGTACGAGAGTATGCAGATCACCTGGCGAAAAATGGGTGCATCACCGCACTTCTCGGTGCAACTGGCTAACGATAAGGAAGCGCTGCCGGTCATGTACGCCTGCGGATACCCAAAACCGCTGGGGTCAAACCTGACCGTCGCCAGCATCGGGCGCACAGCCAAGGCGCAACGCTGCATGATTGATCATGGCTTTGAACCCAAGCATGAAATGACGCTGGTTTGCCTGGCTTATCCACAAGTGACGGGCTGCAAAAACAACGCTGAGGACCCGATCAGCGCGATAAACCGCTGACTTGGAGGTGTTGCTGCCTGACAGGTTAGCGCGACCTGCGCGCCCCCACCCCGACTTCCCGTGTCAGCCTTGCCGCCATCGCAAAAAGTGCTGAGCCAAGCGCCCCCTTTGCCACATCACTTTCAACGAATTTGCCTATTACCCGCTGAGTAAAAACACTTGCGTCCTCTCACACCCCAGCGATGCAGGAGTATGGGCTGGAAGTGGTCTCAGACCAAGAAACGCAAGGGCCGCGCCAATTTTCTGTTTAAAACCAAAGCATCGAATGGGATGCTTGAGGGCTAGAGAATCCGCGCAAGCGTCAGCAATGTGGACAATCCACGTCTCCAGTTGCACCCACCCCACCATCACGCTAATCTCCCTTCGTCGCTGCAAATTCAGCGACCGGGCGTGAGAACCCGAGTCAATCAAGGCGCAAAGCGCCCAAGAACCCTATCGCGGCGCTTTTTTTCGTCTGCGATATCGTTTTATGGCGGCTGTGCGTGGGAGACCCTCGGGTCTACCGGTTGCCTTGATTGCCGGTTTCTCACCCTGCGCACAGCTGCCACCCAAACCTGTGAGAAGGTTCGTGGCAGTTCCTCAAATCAAGGAGCTTTCACTTATGTGCTTCTATGTTTACCGCACCAAACGGCGTCACCCTTCTCGATTCATTTCCTCCATGCTCGGAGATGCCGTATGAATTCTGTGCAAGACCTGACCACTCTCGGCGTCACCCCCTTCTCCTTTCACTCCGACCAGCCTCTATTTCGCGTCAACAGCGGTGTTTCCCTGCAAGAAGCCTTGCATCATGCTTCCGATCTCCTCCACGTCGCCAAGCTGCTCGCAGAAGATGCGGCGATGACCAAGGAGACGGACCGTTACGCCTGGGCTTCGCATTACTTGCAGGAAATGGTCAAGGCGGTGGTTGACGATGTGGTGAAGGTGTTGGATTCGCCGGTTAATACTCAGTAAGCCGCGAAAATAGAAAAGGCGGGTAACCGCTAACCTCTGGCGCCGCCGCCCCTTTAGTGAATGATATCGGGGCGGCACCGCTTTTGCTTTTTACCTATCCGTTTGCGACCTGCGAACCCCCGGCCTTGCGTGTTAACCTTGCCGCCATCGCAAAAAATGCTGGGCCAAGCGCCCCTTTGCCCCATCACTTTCAACAAATTTGCCTATTACCCAATGAGTAAAAACACTTCAGACCTGTCCTCCCACACCCCGATGATGCAGCAGTACTGGCGCCTGAAAAACCAGCACCCTGATCAGTTGATGTTCTATCGCATGGGCGACTTCTACGAGATCTTCTATGAAGACGCGAAGAAGGCCGCCAAGCTGCTGGACATTACCCTTACCGCGCGCGGGCAGTCGGCGGGGCAGTCGATTCCGATGTGTGGGATTCCTTATCACTCCTTGGAAGGCTACCTGGTCAAGCTGGTCAAGCTGGGCGAGTCGGTGGTGATCTGTGAGCAGATCGGTGACCCGGCCACCAGCAAAGGGCCGGTGGAACGCCAGGTGGTGCGCATCATCACCCCAGGCACAGTGAGTGATGAGGCGCTGCTGGATGAGCGTCGCGACAACCTTATCGCTGCGGTATTGGGCGATGAGCGTCTGTTCGGCCTTTCGGTGCTGGATATCACCAGCGGCAATTTCAGCGTGCTGGAGATCAAGGGCTGGGAGAACCTGCTCGCGGAACTTGAACGTATCAATCCGGTGGAGTTGTTGATCCCGGATGATTGGCCCAAGGACTTGCCCGCCGAGAAGCGCCGTGGGACCAAGCGTCGTGCGCCGTGGGATTTCGAGCGTGATTCGGCCCTGAAGAGTCTGTGCCAGCAGTTCTCGGTGCAAGACCTTAAAGGTTTTGGCTGCGAAACCCTGACATTGGCCATCGGCGCCGCCGGTTGCCTGCTTAGCTACGCCAAGGAAACCCAGCGCACCGCCCTGCCGCATTTGCGCAGCCTGCGTCATGAGCGCCTGGACGATACCGTAGTGCTCGATGGCGCCAGCCGTCGCAACCTGGAGCTGGACACTAACCTGGCCGGTGGGCGCGATAACACCCTGCAATCGGTGGTCGACCGTTGCCAGACCGCCATGGGCAGCCGCTTGTTGACCCGTTGGCTGAACCGTCCGCTGCGGGACTTGACCGTGCTGCAAGCGCGTCAGACGTCTATTACCTGCCTGCTGGACGGCTATCGCTTTGAAAAGCTGCAGCCGCAACTGAAAGAAATCGGCGATATCGAACGTATCCTGGCGCGGATCGGCCTGCGCAATGCGCGGCCCCGCGATTTGGCGCGCCTGCGTGATGCCTTGAGCGCCCTGCCGCAGTTGCAAGTGGCGATGACCGAGCTGGACACGCCGCACCTGCAACAGCTGGCGGTGACTGCCGGCACTTACCCGGACCTCGCGGCACTGCTGGAAAAAGCCATCATCGACAACCCGCCCGCGATCATCCGTGATGGCGGCGTGTTGAAAACCGGCTATGACAGCGAGCTGGATGAGCTGCAGTCCCTGAGCGAAAACGCCGGGCAGTTCCTGATTGATCTGGAAGCTCGCGAAAAAGCCCGCACCGGCCTGGCGAACCTTAAGGTCGGTTACAACCGGGTTCACGGCTACTTCATCGAGCTGCCGAGCAAGCAAGCCGAGTCGGCGCCTATCGACTATCAACGACGCCAGACCCTCAAGGGCGCCGAGCGTTTTATCACCCCTGAGCTCAAAGAGTTCGAGGACAAGGCGCTGTCGGCCAAAAGCCGCGCCCTGGCCCGGGAAAAGATGCTCTACGAAGCTTTGCTCGAGGACTTGATCAGCCGCCTGGCTCCATTGCAGGACACCGCCGCCGCCCTGGCGGAGCTGGATGTACTGAGCAACCTCGCCGAACGAGCGCTGAACCTTGACCTGAACTGTCCACGATTTGTCAGCGAGCCCTGCATGCGCATTGTGCAAGGCCGACACCCAGTGGTGGAGCAGGTATTGACCACGCCGTTCGTTGCCAACGACCTGTCTCTGGACGACGATACCCGCATGCTGGTGATCACCGGTCCGAACATGGGCGGTAAATCCACCTACATGCGCCAGACCGCCTTGATCGTGTTGTTGGCGCATATCGGCAGTTTTGTGCCGGCGGCCAGCTGCGAGCTGTCCCTGGTGGACCGCATCTTCACGCGGATCGGTTCCAGCGATGACCTGGCCGGGGGCCGTTCGACCTTCATGGTGGAAATGAGCGAGACCGCCAATATCCTGCACAACGCCACCGAGCGTAGCCTGGTGCTGATGGATGAAGTGGGCCGCGGTACCAGCACCTTCGACGGCCTGTCCCTGGCCTGGGCGGCGGCCGAGCGCCTGGCGCATTTGCGCGCCTATACGCTGTTTGCCACCCACTACTTCGAACTGACGGTGTTGCCGGAAAGCGAACCGCTGGTAGCCAACGTGCACCTCAATGCCACTGAGCACAATGAGCGCATCGTGTTCCTGCATCATGTGCTGCCGGGGCCAGCCAGCCAGAGTTACGGCCTGGCCGTGGCGCAGCTGGCCGGTGTGCCGAACGATGTGATCATCCGCGCCCGTGAGCACCTCAGCCGCCTGGAAACCACGGCCCTGCCCCATGAAACGGTGGTCGCCAGCCCGGCCAAGGCCAGCAAGAAACCCGCCGCGCCGCACCAGAGCGATCTGTTCGCCAGCCTGCCCCATCCGGTACTGGATGAGTTGTCCAAGCTTGACCTGGATGACTTGACACCGCGTAAAGCGCTCGAAATGTTATATGCACTGAAGACTCGGATATAA